ACTGCGGTGGGAGCCGCAGCGCCCTGCGACTCCGAACGCGCAGCCGATGAGCCGTTCGGCTTCCCCCCTTTGCCGTTCGGCTTGCCGTTCGCTTTGCTCCTGGCGATGCGCTCCTGCGATTGCAGGCCCGCACCGTGCTGACGTTCCTGCGAGGCGATCTGCGCGCCCTTCTGCAGAACTTGCGATTGCTGCTGCTGCGCACCCTGCGTGAGCGCGTGACGGTTCGCCTGCTCCGCCTGCTGCATGGCGTGCCCATGCTCCTGCGCGGCCTGCGTCATCGTGTTCTGGTGATCGAGCGCCTGCGAGCGCAGATCGTGCATCTGCTCGTGCACCTGCATCGCGGCGTCGGTGAAGTGCTGATCGTCCTGCTGCGCGGCTTCGTGTGCCTGGTCGGAGGCCTGCTGCTGCTGGTCTTGCTCGGCCTCGCCAGGACTCATCAGACTGTCGGCGGCTTCACCAGCACTCTGTGCCGACTCAGCGGTCTTCTGCACCGCGTTCATTTGGTCTTGGTGATCGAGCATTTGCGAGGGCTGCAGGCCAATCATGGGCAGCAGCTGGTTCACTACGTCGCCCGGCATCTTATCCATCGGCACCTGTAGGTTCACGTTCACCTTCGGCGGTGGCGGCTGCGGCGGGGTGGGAGGCAGGAAGTAATCATCGGGATTGCCGATGCCGCGAATGGTCGACATCTGAAAGCGAATTACCTTCTGGCGGTCGATGATGTCGGGATTCGCCATCGCGACCTGGGTGAGGTTTTGCGCCGCCTGCTGACGCAGCTCATCATCCACGGCAAGATACGAGCCAGCCTCCGGCTCCACTTGAAAATCTTGCTGAATGTCCATCGGATCGAGACGTACCGCGACAACCTTCTCGCCATTGTGTTCGGTGAGCGCCCAGTCGGGCGGCGGCCCTTCGATTTGCTCGATGCGCTTGCGCAGGCCCTGCCCCCAATAGCGCTCTTCAATCGTCCAGCGCTGCATCATCTCGCGCCCTTGCTGGTTCATCCACAACTTCTTCGCGCCCAGCTCGCGCAGGTAGCGATTGCGCCCATCGAACTTGAACTGGGTGAGCGCGTCGGCGGCCTTTGAAGCGAGCAGCGCAGTGGTCGCGGTCTTGCCCGCCTGCGGATTCGAGGCCGTGCCAGGCGCGGTATCGGTGAGCGTCGGCTCGGCGAGCGACATCATGCGCATGATTTGCGCCTCGCGCTCGAACGCACCGTTCGGAAGCGGCGGCTCCTGCAGCGGCTTCACGCCATTGAGATCGGCGACCACGAGTTCGCGGAACAGGCCGCGCACCATCACCTCCGGCTCGACGTTCACGCCCTGGCGGCGCAGGATGAAAGGCTTCAGCAGGTTGGTGATGTAGTCGAAGTTCTGCGCCACGGTCAGGTTGTGCATCATGTAGAGATGGCGCAGCAAGCGCGGCGTCGAATCGCCGTAGCTGATCAGCAGATCGGGCAGCGGGCACATGTCGGTGTACTGGTACTTGCCGTAGAGATCGAACTGGTACGGCATGCGCCCGAGCAATCGGTCGCGCCACTTCTCCGAGCACCACGAGGTGTAAATCCTGCCATCGTCGCGATCCTGCGAGTGCTGCTCCAAAATATTGAACTTTTTCCTCGGGCGCAGGTTCTTCGGCAGGTAATACTCCTGCTCGCGCTCGCGGCCAATCGCGGCATTGAACATGTCGCGCAGATCATCGGCGGGTTCCTGATCGCGCACGTCGCTGTCGCCGCCTGTGTCGAGCAGCTCCTGCAGTGCCTTGGGATCGAAGGCGTGAACTTCTTCTCCGGTATCAGGGTCTTCGTAGGTGCGCTCCGACATCTTTTCCAGCCAGAGATCGTTCTCGGTGAACTGCTCGATAGCGTAGGAAGATTTCTCAAGTGTGGGCGCATTGGGTTCGATGTAGAGATCGCCGTTGAAAATCCACTTCACCACGGGGCCGTCGTACTGCTGCAGCTCGGTTGGGATCGAGACTTCGGTGCCGGACTTCGCCATGAAGCGGGCGATCTCGTCATCGTCCATCTCCGGCCCCATGTAGCCGATGGCCTCCTCGATCTCGGGATAGCTCGCGCCCTGCGAGCGCATGATCGCTGCCCGGTCGCGCATCACAACTTGGTTGCCCTTCATGATGGCGCGGCGGAAGCGCATGGTGCGAACCAGCGTGTCCCAGTAAAGCTTCGTATATCCCCAGCCGAAGGCCTCGGACGCGAGCACGCAACGCACATCCTGAAAAGCTTCGTCGGAGCGCGCAAACTGCTGCATCGCGAGTCCCGTGAGCATGTCGGCGATGGTTGGATCGCCTCCGGTGTACTGCAGCCGATAAGGGTTCGCCGTCATGCGAGCCGCGTTGCGGCGGTAGATGATGTTCAGGTCGGGCATCGCGACGTTGGTGCGCGATTTGTCCTCGGTCTGGGTGTCGACTCCGGCGCGATCTTTTTTGAAGATGGGCGCGGTCTTGCACTTGATGGCGCGCCACACTTCCGTCATCTCATCGTGCATGTTCTTCCGCATCCACTTGCGGCTCTCGTTGCGCCGCTCGATGATGTCGGTCACCATCCGGCTTTCGTTTTCTATGATGGGTTTCGCTCGGGCAGCCATGTCAGTAAGAGAACCCTCGGGCCATGGGCCGGAAATCTGCGGCGTGATCCGGCTCGCGCTCGATGTAGATGGGATTCGACATCTCGATGTAGCGCAGGTTGTCGGTCATGTGATTGCGGACTTTTACGGGCTTGCCTGTGGGGTCTTGTCGCTCCAGCATGATGGGCTTGAGCTGCTGGCGGCGGTTGCTCTTCAGCTGGTGGATCAGCTCAGGGCAACGGTCGCCGAGAATGTGGATACGGCTGGCCTTCTCGTACTTGCCGGAGTTGCCCATGCGCTCGATCACCTTCAGGCCTTCGTTCACCAGCTCCACTCCGACCTGTCGGTCTTTCTTCGCGTCATCGAAGTAAGGGCGACCCGCTTCGAGTTCCGCGAGGTGCTTCTCGTAGCGCTGCTGATAGTTCTCCTGCTCGGGATCGTCGTTGGTGCCCTTGCCGAAAGCGCGGGCCGCATAGTCGATCACGCGCCCGAAAATTTCCTCATCGAATGGCTCTTTGCCCTTGCGGTTCTCTGGGTTCTCGGCGGACTCAAGGTACTTGATGGTCTGCGCGTACTCCTGAATGTTCGGGCCGCGCTCATCCTGCGGGCACGGGCCAGGCTTGCCGTGCAGGATGCCTTGTCTCCACTCGTAGCAAACCTTCGAGGGCCACAGCTCGCGGTAATACCAGCGGTCGCCCCACTGGTCGGTGGCACACCAGAGAAATGCGTGCGGGATGCCTGGATGCGGATCGACCGCCATGCGCCGCGTCCACTCGGGCGGAATGTCGCGCACAGGCTCGACCGTCACTTCTTCGTGGAACTGGAAGAGCAGCGCACCGAGCGTCGCCTCGGCATCGATCTCGTACTCTTTGAGGTAGAGCGTGGGATCGGTCATGCGGCCATAGGCGGTGAGCGCCCAGGGCGAGAGATGCTTGTTGATCTCCGGCACGAAGGTGGTCACGCCTTCGCCCTTGTCGGGATCGGCGGAGTAGTGCAGCCGGAGGATGGTGATGCCGTGCTGATTTTTCCACGTGGACATCCCGACGTGTGGATGCTCGACTACTTCATTCCCCAAAAAATGCGTCTCGCTTTCGTTTTGTTTTCTTGACCCGATGCGGCAGCGATTTTTCTTTCGTGGCTGCGAAATCGTGCAGCTGTTGATGCGTCATATTGAGCACGCCTTCGTTCTTGGCGTACAGCTGATCAGGATGGTGCTCGGCAATCGCCATGAGGCGTCGTTGCGCAGTCGAGGTAGCTGGCATAACTCACTCCCCGAAAAATGCGCTGCGCCCTACAGAGCGACCACGGCGCGGAGTCGGCGCACGGCCCATACGTTTGGCAGCTGACCCCTGGCCGCCTCCCAAGACATCGCTCAGGCCGAGCGGCTTGTTGTATGCGAGCACGGGATTCGGCGGCCCATTCGCAGCGGGCGGCATCGGGGACGTACTGCGCCCGAGGTTGCCGTCGCTGTCGCCGATGGAGCGCGATCCTGAGATCGGATTCGCCGTCTGGATGGGGCCTTCATCTGCGACGTCCATGCCGAGCGGCTGCGTGCCTCCCACACCGAGGTTCCCAGGCGTGGTCTTGCGCGGAGGCGCGGCCATGCTGCCAACCAGCGTCTTGCGCGGAGGCGCACCGAGCGAGCCGACCATGGCTTTGCGCGGTGGCTGCGCCGTCGAACCGACGATGGTCTTGCGCGGTGTCGTGTTCATGGGTCCAGTTCTCGTCACGATGGGCGAGCGTCCGGTCGGACCAACAGTAGTTTTGCGGGGTGGGAATGCCATGGTGCCTCCTCCTTGAAGTCGTTGCTCAAGATGCGGACGGAGATGAGCCGGAGTAGCAGGCGAAGCGTGCGCGGCCCGCACGCCCGCCATCATGTGATCGCGCTGCTTGGGATCGCCGAACATGTTTCACTCTCCAAAAAACTGGCTGCGCTTGCGCGACTGCTTGGGCAGCGCGAGCTTCGGAGGCTTCGGTTCGGGCGGCTGCTTGAGCGCCGCGACCGCCTGCAGCATCGGGTTCGCGGTCAGCGCCTTCTGCATCGCCGGAGCGACGGGAGATCGCAGAGGCCCGAGCGAAGTTTTGCCGAACGATACGCGGGCCATTTCACTCTCCGAAAAATGCAGACTTCTTTTTGCCGCCTGCATAGCCGAGACTTCGCGCCTTGGCGCGAATCTTCGCGGCGAAGGCGGGGCCGTGATGCATGGCGGCGAAGCCGACCGCCGCAGCCGCGTGCTTCGCGTCCGGCATCGGGTAGCTGCCTGTGCCCGACTTGCCAGGCACGCCGCGCTCCCGCTTAGGAACAGCTTCCTTGGCTTCTTCCGACAGGATCGCCACGACTGCCTCCTACCTCCCGCCCATAATTCCGACCGCGTGCGTGCCCGCGACTTGAAGCAGGAAGGCGAGAAGCCCAGCGCCCCACGCCACGAGCGCGAGCTGTTGAACTTTGGGATTCGCGGTGATCAGATAAGCCACCAGCGCGATCAATGCGACGAGCAGCGATAGATAGATCATCATGGATGTACCCTCCTAGTAAGCGAAAAGGCTCCCGTCAGGGTTGAAGGTGAGCTGAAGACTGTTCGTGATTGCTCCCGCCACCAGCGTGCCCGAGATGTAGACGGCACCATTCGGGTTGCGGGTGAAGCCCGCCGTGTCCAAATACGCTCCGGCTTTCCTGATTGCGTTGGTCACGAGTGATCCATTGGGGTTGTAGCGGAACCCATCTGAAGCCTGGATGCTCCCGCTGCTGGTGGCCACAATGGCGGTGAAGAGAGAACCATCGGGGTTGATCGTCAGGCCCCTGGTATTCTTCGCGGCTCCGGCCTGCAGCGCGGTCGTGATCATCAACGAACCGTCATCCCTGATGGTGAAGCCACCCGAAGTGGTCAGCATCAGATCACGCCAGCTGCGTGATCGCACCGGGCGTCTTAATTGCACCACCCGAGATGGGGCCGAGATCGCTGCCGTATTGCACGCCCAGCGTCGCTATCGCATTCGCAAGCGTGGTCGCCACCACGTAGACCTGATCGCCCTCATAGGCTGCGAGACCTGTACTACTGGTTGGGCCTGCGCTGGCGTTCGTGCCCAAGTTCACTCCCGCTGGAACCATGAGCGAGAGCCGCTTCACGTTGAAGGCATACATGTTGACTGGTGACGGGTTGATGGCCATGTGGAATCCCTCCTCCGTTTCGAAAATTTATTTGTGGTGCCCGGCGTGCGCAGCGTTGGTGTTCTTGCTGGCCTTCGCGGGAACAGGCTCTTCCGCAGGCGGCGCTTCGGGCGGAGCTTCGGCGAGCGCTGCCGCGCCAGAAAGCCACGCCCCGGCAGCGATCAGCACCGGGCCTTGAATGTTCAACAGGTCAGCACCGAACTGGGTTTGCAGGACGGTCACCACGCTCGCTGGGTTTTGCGCGACGACGATCTGTTCTGAAGTACCGTTCCCGTATCCCGCAGTGGGTGGCAGCGTACCGGGTGGACTAATCAGAGATTTTTGCGTGATCGAACAGCGATAGACGTTTGCAGTTGTGATCGCCATAAAATTTTCTCCTAGCGTCTCGATTCGTTGTGGAACCAGCCAATCTCATCCGAACTCACCGCGATGATTTGCTTGCACACTGGGCGCACCGCGTTGAACGACTGCTCTGCCTCGGGAAGGAAAGCGCTCTCATCCTGCAAATATCCGTGGGGATGAAACAGGCGCACTTGGTTCTCGCCCTGGGGCACCGCGAGAATGTGCGAACCGTTGGCGCGCTTCAGCTCGACCGCGTTAGAGACCACCAGCGGGTTGCGCTCCTGCATCCACTCCGGCTGACGCTGAAACAGGATGCGGCAGTAGTTGATCAGCTCGGTGGCCTTGTCTTCCTTCTCGGTCTGCAAAATCCAGAACATGTGCGGGAACCACTGCGTCATCCAGGCGATGTAACCGCAGGCCAGCCACGAGGTCATCATCTCCCGCGACTTGGGGATGAAGA